GCTTTACGGCAGTTAATTGATGCAGGAACGCTGTCAAACCTTCCAGCAGGGTTTAAAGCCCGTGGATTACGCATAAGAGACGATGAAAACCCCTTACAACCGGGTGAATTTAGAGATGTTGACGCTCCGGGAGGGGCAATTCGTGATTCTTTGATGCCTTTACCGTTTAAAGGGCCTGATTCTACGTTATTTCAACTTTTAGGTTTTGTTGTTCAGGCAGGGCAGCGTTTTGCTACGATTACAGATCTTAAGGTAGGAGATGGGAACCAATCTGCTGCAGTGGGAACGACTATTGCTATGATGGAACAAGGTTCCAGAGTGATGTCTGCTGTTCATAAACGTCTTCATTATGCAATGCGGATAGAATTTAAGCTTTTGTCCCGTGTTATGTCTGTTTATTTGCCCCAAGAGTACCCTTATACGGTTCAAGGTGGCGATCAAATGGTTTTTGCACAGGACTTTGATGATCGTGTGGACATTGTTCCTATATCTGACCCGAATATATTTTCTCAGGCACAACGTATAACGCTTGCTCAAACTGAGATACAACTCGCTATGCAGGCTCCTGAAATCCATAATATGTATGAAGTGTACAGAAGGATGTATGAAGCCCTTAATGTGAGAGACATAGACAAAATATTGATACCCCCAAGTACAACGGAAGAAGTTCCTAAAGATGCTGCACAAGAAAACATAGATACATTTTCAGGGACGGTACTAAAAGCTTTTGAGGGGCAAGACCATCAAGCACACATTATGGCGCATATGGTTTATGGCGCAACGCCGATGGTTGCTCAATTGCCTCGCATTGCTATGGATTTGCAAAAACATGTTATGGAGCATGTTCAGATACAGGCAACAGAACAAGCTATGGAGACTTTCCAACAACAAACAGGTGGACCTCCTCAAATGCAGGGAGATCTTGTGTTTGAAGCTTTAAAAGCTCAGTTTATTGCGGAGGGTATGCAAAACCTTAAAGCAATTAACGCGCAGGTTACAGGTGCAGATCAGCAACAACCTGACCCTGTTGTTGCATTAAAGCAACAAGAACTACAACTTAGAGCGCAGAAGGATCAAGCAGATACCGCAATAGATCAGGCTGAACTTAACTTAGAAGCGCAGAAAACTGCGCGTAAAGCAGAGGAGTTTGATTTACGTCAACAAGGTCAAATGAATCAAACTCAACTTAAAATACAAGCTGCTTTTGACCGTGAACGACTACGACAACAACAGAAGAGAGGTTAATATGTCGAGAGTAAAATATACTGGAAATAAACCATCTAATCCCCCTGAAGCAACGCCTTATTCTGATATTAAAGGTCAGGGTAAAATGCCTTATGCTCAACCTGTCGAAGAAGATGCCCCCGACACAATGGACGGTATTATTACCAAAGGTCAGTCCAGAGGTATGGGTGGTGCTTTACGTGGTGGCAAATTTACGATTTGTTAAATGCCGTTAAAAACAGGTAAAAGCAAAAAAACTATAGAGGCAAATATCAGTCAGCTTGTAAAGGAAGGATACCCTCGAAAACAAGCGGTTGCTATTGCTTATAGTCACTCGAAGAAAAAGAAGAAGAAAAAGGTTGCTTAATGCTTATTGAAAGCTATCCCCAGTATATACAGGGTTTGACAAATGCAAAGTTAGATTTGACGGGTACAGGAGTAACAACTTTGTACACGGCTCCTTCTAATGTTTCTTTTTCTGTCGTTAATTCTATCCTTGTGTCGGAGGACACAGGCAACGCTGACACCATAACTTTGACTCTTACAAATGGGTCAGATGTGTTTAGTCTTTTCAAAGTTGCGGCTGTTGGAGCAAATGGGACGGTAGAGTTATTAAGCAGGGATTTAGTCTTGCAACCAAGTGAAATTTTAAAAGCGACAGCAGCAACAGGCAATAGGTTGCATGTTGTGGCCAGCATACAGGAGTTTGTCCAGTCCGTTTCTGGTCGTGTTCCGTGAGTGATTATGATGATGGTCTATATGACGTTGTTAAAAATTCTATAGACAAACAAACGGAAAAGATAAAGAAGCAAAAATTGACTTTAAAACGTCAGCAGGTTTTGATACAGGAACAAATGGAAAACTTAGTCTTTTTTAAAAAAGGAAAGAAAAAATGAGTTGGTTAGAAAACATAAGAACTTTTTTGTTTGGTGAACCCACGGGAGAAAGAGCCAGAAATGATAAAGGTCAATATGTCCCAGATGATAAGACTACACCAAATGTAAACGAAGCCTATAAAGATGGCAGAACTCCCGTAAACAAAGTTTAATATGGTTGAAGACCCTAAATTTGACATAAAGAAACATCAATCAAACAGACGTTATATGTGTTGGTTCTTAATTACTTTGATGGGGCTGACAACTGTTATGACTTTATTTCAACCGGAAAGAATGGCAGAAGCTGAGTCTATTATTATGACCCAGTATCTTGCTATGAGTGGCTGTGTTGGCGGATATTTTGCTTTGTCGAATAGGAAATAGGGATGAACCAAGGGTCGGAAAATTATGTTTACAGATGTAGGTTGCGAAGAGTTATTGATGGTGACACTGTTGTCTGCGATGTCAATCTTGGTTTTAATGTTATTCTTGCTAATCAAAAGGTTCGTTTTAAAGGTATTAACACCCCGGAAAGCAGAACTCGGAACTTGGCAGAAAAGAAACTCGGTCTTCAAGCGAAAGCAAGGGTTAAAGAGTTAGTTAAAAAAGAGTTTCGTATGGAAACGCATAAAGATAAAAAAGGAAAATTTGGAAGAATATTAGGTATACCTCTTACAGAAGAAGGTGTTTCTGTGTGTGATATTTTAATCAAAGAAGGTCATGCTCGTTTGTATGACGGTGGAAAAAGGGAGCCTTGGGTATGATATTTAGTGGAATAATTAATGCTGTTGGCGGTGTTGCAACAGCGTGGATGAACAACAAAGTTGAAGAAACTAAAGCTAAAGGTGAGCTTAAGGTTGCTGTTGAGAAACGTAAAACTAAGATGGCAACAGGTGAGATTGACTGGGATCAGACAATGGCTGAAGCCTCAAAAGACAGTCTTAAAGATGAGTGGATTCTAGCCCTCTGGTCTATACCCTTAATACTTAGCTTTACAGGTCCAACTGGTGTACAGATTGTAATGGATGGGTTTGCGGCATTAGATAAAGCACCAACGTGGTACACAGCAAGTCTGGGAGTTATAGTAGCGGCTAGTTATGGTGTAAGAAGTGCCGCTAAGTTTTTTAGAAAATAGGAGTTAAATATGGTTGATTCAAAAGAAAAAGCAGAGATGCTTGGTTTAGAAGAAAAGTCTATTTTAAAGGAATATGTTTTAGATAAGACAGATCTTGATGAAAAAGCACTAAAAGCTATTGATGAGGTTGAACTGTTTCTTCGAGAGAAAAAAAGTAATTTAATATTTGTTTGGAAAAACTTTCCTAAAGTATCTTACATTTTCCTCTTTGCAGGAGCTGTTTGTGGGTATATTATAAGTTTAATTTTACAAAGTCTCACATAGGAGGTACTAATTGGCATAAATACTATAGATACTTCTAGTTTTATATTAAAACTAATCAAAGAACGCCGTCAGATGATCTTAGAAGTATTAGAAAATAAAGGTGTTTCTAATATGGAAAAATACCATTCATTAATGGGAGAATTAGACGGATTAAATTTTATTAAACAGGAACTCCAGAGCCTGCTCGAAAAACAGGAGCATATAGATGACTAAAGCTGCAGTAAAAGAATTTAAGGTTCAAGAAGAACCTAAAAAGATTGATCTTCCCTCTCATTATGTAAATAAAGAAGACCGGGTTTTGGACCCGACTTTAATAGATAAAAGTGCGTTAGAGCGTATGCCTAATCCTACGGGGTGGCGATTACTTATTCTTCCGTACAGGGGAAAGGGTAAAACTGAAGGGGGTATTTATCTTCCAGATAAAGTGCAAGAAGATTCAAACATAGCGACCGTTGCAGGTTATGTATTAAAAGTAGGTCCTTTGGCGTATAGGGATGAAGAAAAGTTTCCAAATGGAGCGTGGTGTGAAAAGGGTAATTGGGTTATTTTTGCACGATATGCGGGGTCACGGTTTAGGATTGAAGGCGGAGAAGTCAGAGTTTTAAATGACGATGAAATTCTTGCGACAATACTTGATCCAGAAGATATATTGCATTTTTAGGAGAATAAAATGGTTAAAAAATCGACTGCTGAACAATTAGCAGAACAAAAAGACGAACCTACGGTTGACGTAGGGGACGAAGACACAAAAGGACAGGAAATCGTTCTTGATGCGGAGTCCTCGGAAGAACCGGAAGAGCAAGGGTCTTTAGATTTGGTTGGTGGTAAAGGAGATAAACCGGAAACCCCAGAAAATGAACAAACCGAATACACAGACAATGTTCAAAAAAGAATAGATAAATTAACGAAGAAAATGCGAGAAGCAGAGCGCCGAGAAAAAGCAGCTTTACATTATGCAGAAAACGTAAAAGGAGAATCGGAACAATTACGTTCTCGTATGCAGACTTTAGACGAAGGGTATTTAAGTGAGTATACTAATCGTGTGGATGCAGAAGAAGGTTCAGCAGAACAAAAATTAAGAGATGCTTTAAATTCAGGTGATGCAGAAGCCATTATAGAAGCTCAGAAAAAACTGTCCGAAGTAACTGTTTCTCGTGAAAGAATTAGACAGGCTAAAGTAGAGCAAGAAAATTATCAAAAACAAGTAGAGGCTTACAGCCAGCAACAGCAACAAGCGCCTCCTCAACCTGCAGCTCCTGCTCCGGCAAAACAACCTGACCCTAAAGCAGAAAAATGGGCGCAGAAAAATGAGTGGTTTGGTTCGGATGATGCTATGACTTATGCTGCTTTTGGTATCCATAAGAAGATGGTAGAGGAAGAATCCTTTGACACTAACACTGATGAATACTACAATGAGTTAGATAAACGTATGCGAGAAGAGTTCCCGCATAAATTAACAAACGGGGAAGCACCCAAAAAACCCGCTCAAACGGTTGCTTCTGTATCCCGCAATACCCCAAGTAAGGGGCGGGGCAAAAAGGTTAGACTCACCTCTTCCCAAGTAGCGATTGCTAAAAAATTAGGTGTGCCATTAGAAGAATACGCGAAATACGTGAAGGAGTAATGAAAGTGACTGATGCAAACCAAGACGGAATTAAATCTGTTAGTCGCGCTTCTCGCGCAAAAAACACAAGGGAGAAGTCGGCTAGGCGTAAGCCGTGGACCCCACCCACTATGTTAGATGCACCCCCTGCACCAGAGGGCTACAAACACAGGTGGATACGAGCAGAAGTTCGCGGTTTTGACGACCGTAAAAATATTTCTGCAAGGCTCCGCGAAGGGTATGAGCTTGTAAGACAAGATGAATATCCTGATTTTGAAGCTCCGGTAGTTGATTCAGGGAAATATGAAGGTGTATTTGGCGTTGGTGGTTTGCTTCTTGCAAGGATACCATTAGAAACAGTTGCAGAAAGATCAGCTTACTTTAACGATAGAAATGCAGATCAGATGCAAGCGGTAGATAATGATATGCTTCGTGAGAACTCTCATTCATCTATGACGATCAGTAAACCTGAACGTCAGAGTCGTGTAACTTTTGGTGGTCAGACTAAAAAAGATTGACTACTACTTTTTAGGAAGGAAACCTTTAAATGGCTAATAATAGTACAGCCTACGGTTTAATTCCTGTCGGAATGGTAGGTTCAGGCCCTAACTCAACTGGGGTAACTGAATATGAAATTGCAAATGATAATACAAATGCAATCTATCATGGCGGAATTTGTGTTCCATTAGCAGCGGGCGTAATTGCTTACGCAGGTGCTACTGATGGGGGTACAACTCAAGCCCTTGGCGTTCTGACTGGCGTTGAATACGTAGATTCAGGAACAGGTAAGACAATTTGGAAAAATTTCTGGCCCGGTTCTAACTCTGTGTCTGTAGACACAAACCATCCTGTCCGTGCTTTCGTAGCGGATAACCCTAACCAAATTTTTAAAGTAGCCTCAGACGCTACTTTAACAAATAAGGCTACAGCACAAGCTGCTGTTTTTGCTAATGCCTCTTTAGGCACTTCAGCAAGAACGGGTTCCGATACTTCAGGACAATCCAACTCCGCATTAGGTGTTTCAACTATCGCAGTCACCGCAACTCTTCCTTTGAGAATTGTAGGTATTGTTGATGATGAAGCAAACAGCGATTATGCCGCCGCAGGTATTCCGTTGCTCGTTCGCCTTAATGCTCACTTTAACGCTGCGACCCGTGGATTTGCTTCACAGACTACCGCAGACTCAACTGGTATCTAGGAAGGAGCTAGTAAACTATGGCGATATCTCGTTCACAACTAGCTAAAGAGCTAGAACCCGGACTTAACGCCTTATTTGGGCTAGAGTACGATAGATATGACGCAGAACATGCTGAGATTTTTGACGAAGAAAGCTCGGATCGTGCGTTTGAAGAAGATGTGATGTTATCAGGATTTTCGACTGCCCCTGTTAAATCAGAAGGTGGAAGCGTTGATTTTGATGATGCACAGGAAACATATACCGCTCGTTATACTCACGAAACAATTGCGTTGGCTTTCAGTATTACTGAAGAAGCTGTTGAGGATAACTTGTATGATAGACTTGCAAGTCGTTATACAAGAGCATTAGCTCGGTCTATGTCTCAAACTAAGCAAATTAAAGCTGCTGCTGTTTTAAACAATGCGTTTACTGCAGGTGCGAGTGCTATTGGAGATGGTGTGGCTCTTTGTGCTTCAACTCATCCTACAATCAATGGCAATCAAAGCAATATTCTTGCTGTAGCTGCTGACCTTAATGAAACTTCTCTCGAGCAGTTACTTATTAATGTCGCAGGCGCACAAGATGAGCGTGGCTTAAAAGTTGCTATTCGTGGTCAAAAATTGATTATTCCAAAAGAACTTCAATTTGTTGCGGAAAGATTGCTTAACAGTAATCTACGTCCTGGCACTGCGGATAATGATGTTAATGCAACTAAATCAATGGGTATGCTCCCAGAAGGTGCAGTTGTTAATCACTTCCTTACTGATACAGATGCGTTCTTTATTAAAACAGATTGTCCAAATGGATTTAAACTGTTTAACAGAACACCTCTTCGTACAGCTATGGAAGGTGATTTTGACACGGGCAACATGCGTTACAAAGCCAGAGAAAGATACAGTTTTGGTGTATCTGACTGGCGTTGTGTGTTTGGAACACCCGGCGCTTAACTGTTTTACGCTAAATGTAACAATAGTTAGAGAGGAGGCCTTGCGCCTCCTCTTTTTTTTGTGTAAAATTTATATTCCTGACAACTGCATGGTGCGGTTGACATTTGCCACGACAGGAGATTTAACATGGCAGTACATTTTACAGGACCTATTCTGTATGCGGGTAAGGATGCCCCAAGAAAATGGTTCGCAAATTTACCTATAGCTAACACACCAGATTATGTCACTACATTTGATGACTATACTGGGGTTGCTTTAGACTCAACAAACGATTGGACAGTTGTTAAAGATAGTGGAGCGTCAGCAGCAATAGCCGCAGACGTTGAAAGCGGAGTTCTTTTACTTTCTTCTACAGCTACAACAGATGATGACGGTGCTTCCGTTCAAGGCAACGAAATATTTGCAGTTGCTACAGGTTCAACTGGCAGAGACATTTGGTTCGAAACTAAATGTAAAGTTTCAGACGCTGACCAAATGGACTTTTGTATAGGTATGACCGTTAATTTTGCGACAAACCCTGAAGCAATGTTGACAGCAGCCGACAGAATTGTGTTTGAATCTGATGACGGAACCGCAACTTTGCAAGTTATTACAGAAAAAGATGGTACAGAAACAGCTACAGCTTTAGATTCTACATATGACCTTGCTGATGATACTTTTGTTACTTTAGGTTTTAAAGTTTCTGGTAAAAACAAAAGCAGTGCAATAGTTGAATTTTTTGTTGATAGACAATTAGTTGCTACACATACGACAAATATTCCAGATGACGAAAACTTAACAGTTGGAGCTATGGAACTTTCTGGTAATGCTACTGGAACGAAAACATCTTCCATTGATTACTTATTTGCGGCTCAAGATAGATAGGAGTAACAAATGACAACAGCAAAGAAAACTGTAACAAAGAAATCAGTTTCTAAAACTACTGCTAAAAGCTCAAAAAAGGAACTACCTCCGCAGGGTAGTTCCGAGCATAAAGCAATGGTTCTAAGAGGCGAGATCAAAGAATAGGAAGGAGGGTGTATGTCGGGTTCAGATGTACAATCCACGTTTATTGAGGCAGCAGCTTCCGATGATAATGGAATATCAACGGCAGCTACCCTGTCTGGAGCAGGAAACCTTACCATTAATGGTGCGTTAGCTGACGGAGGTTCCGTTACTTTTGACCAGCCCCGTAATATTATTATCACTTCTGCTGGTGACGATAGCGGTGATACTTTTACTGTGACTGGCACAGATGAGACAGGTGCGGCACAGACTGAAGCTATTACAGGAGCAGATACAGGTGTTGCAACAGGAACATCTTATTTTGCTACTGTTTCACAGATTGCTGCGTCTGGTGCAAGTGCGGGTAATGTTGAAGCAGGTTCAGGCACAGCAATAGCTGCCCCGATATTTAGAGGTAGCCTAAGACTTCGTAATTTTTATTTTGTTAATACAGGTTCCGCAGGAACTATTTCGTTAAACGAAGGGTCTGCAACAGGTTCTAATAGAATGAAATTTAACACTATAGCGGGTGCAAATACTAATGCTTACCCCGATATAGGAGGTGAAGGTCTTCGATTTAGTGGAGGCGGTTATGTTGTGTATACACAGACACATTTATCGTCATTGACGGCGTTTTATAGTTAATCACATGGACGCTTCGTTAGAAGAGGCTGTGCGACAGGAAATTAAAGATTGGTCAAAACATGCTTTAGAACAATCTAATGACATGTTTAGCGGTCTTCCTGCTTGTCCTTATGCTCAGAAAGCATGGGAAGATAATCGTGTTGGGTTTTCTTTTTTGTATGAAAAGAACTCTCAAGCGCTAACAACATTAATATCTCAGTTTGATGATCGTTATGATGTTGTTGTATTAATTGATTTTGATTTTGAAGAAGATGCGGAAGAATTTCACGATTCTTTAGAGAGAATTAACATGGCAATATCAGAAGGCGGTTATGTTCAAAAAGATGTGTGGGTTATGGGGTTTCACCCCTATGACGACCCTAACGAATTTATTGATGATAATACTTTCTCAGAGTCTGTTAATGAGCCGTATTCGATGATTTTTGTTCAGAGACTCAGTAAACTTCAAGAATCTTCTGATAAAATTAAGAAATTAGGGTATTATAACACTTATCTTGAACAATATGATGTTTCTCAAATGTTAAAGAAACGTCAAGAAACATGTAGGAGATTGCGAAATGGCAATGGGTAGAGTTAATTTAGGTAATGGCGCAGCTAAAGTTAAAAAGATGCGTGGCGGCGGCATGGTTAAAAAGTTAGATAAAGGTGGTCCTTCTAAAACAGATGAGGATAAAAACCAAGAAAACTATGACAAAGCTATTAGAAAAATTGCTAAACAAAACAAAAAAGGGAAAAAATAAAATGGCATTAGGAAAAATAGATAAAGGCCCTCAACCTCTTGAGTTAAACCGTCAAAGGTATAATGAAGGTGTTACTTCTCCAGATGCCTCTAAAGTAAAGGTTCCAGAAGGTAAAAAAGGAAAGTAACCAATGGGTTCTTCTCGCGTAAAATTAGGAGTTTCTGCCCCTAAAAAAGTTAGAAAACTTAAAAACGGAGGTGGTTTTTCAGGGTCAGTAAATTTAGGTGCAGGTTCTCCTACCCGTTATTCGGATACTTCTGGGCGTATTGCATTAACTATTCCTTTTAGTTCTAAAAGAATAAAAAGAAGAAAACCGTCTTTAGAAGCTAGTTTTCGTAGAAGACAAGGACTTGGCGGAGGCAGGTTTACGCCTTCTCTTATGCTTGGTGGAAAATATAGATATAACATAGGTAAAGAAGGAAAGTAATTAATGGCTTTATCGGGGTCCAAGGATTTTGAACTTGATGTAACCGAATACATTGAAGAAGCATTTGAGCGATGTGGTCTAGTAATGAGGACGGGTTACGATCTTAAGACGGCTAAACGTTCTATGAACCTCCTTTTTGCTGATTGGGCGAATAGGGGGTTAAATCAATGGACAATTGAGCAGGTTTCTATAACTCTTGCAGATGGAATAGCCGAGTATCCTGCGGGAACATTAACTATGACGGTAGGAGCTACTGCTTCTTTTTCTGTTGCGGAAACAATAACAGGAGGAACAAGTGGGGCTACGGCTTCTATTACGAGTAAACCTTCCTCTACCAGTCTTGCTATTACTATTCCTTCAGGGACTTTTACCTCTGGAGAGACAATAACAGGAGGAACAAGCGGGGCTACAACTACCGTATCCGCAGCAGTTAGTTTCCAGAATGTTCAGAGCACTATTGATATATTAGCCTCTGTTGTTCGCCGTACTAACACCGATTATAATATCCAGAGAATTAGCCGAGGAGATTATCTTGGTATTCCTAATAAAGCTACAAAAGGAAGAGCTTCTCAGTTNTTTGTAGACAAACAAATAACGCCTAAAGTAACACTTTGGCCTACTCCTGAGAATAATACAGATGTTTTATATTTTGATAGGCTTGTTCGAATAGATGATGCTGATAATTACATAGATACACTTCAAATGCCTTTTCGTTTTTATCCTGCTTTATCTGCTGGATTAGCCTATTATCTTTCAATGAAAAAAGCGCCAGATAGAGTAACTTTGTTAAAAAGTATATACGATGATGAAATAGCCCGGGCAATTAGCCAAGATGCAGACAGAACATCCTTTAGTGTTGTTCCTGCTACTAATGGGAGCTAAATATGCCTAAGTATGCTGCTGGAAAATTTGCACTAGGGATTTCAGACAGATCTGGCTTTTCTTACCCTTTACGAAGAATGAAACGAGAGTGGACAGGAGCTTTGGTTGGCTTTGATGAATACGAGTCTAAACAACCTCAATTAAATCCAACACCTAAAGTTTTTGACCCACAAGCCTTAAGAAATCCTAGACCAAATACTCCAGAAGCTTTAACTATCTACGCAGGTCAACCCAACGTAGAAACCCCTGAAACCATCCAAATTAGAGCGATAGGTTCTATTGGATTTGTAACGGTGACAATCGCATGAGTTTTACATTTGCAACATTAAAAACTGCTATACAGGATTACACAGATAATTCTGAAACTACTTTTGTTAATAATCTATCTCTTTTTATAAAAGAAGCAGAAGAAAGAATCCTTAAAAACGTACAATTATCTTTATTTCGTAAAAACTCAACAGGAACAGCTTCTTCTTCTAATAAGTATTTAGCAATGCCAAGCGACTTTTTAGCGCCTTTCTCATTAAGTGTTTTAAGCTCGTCTGCACATGAATTTTTAGAATTTAAAGACGTTAATTTTATTCAAACTTTTACGCCTAATCCTGCAACTACTGGAACACCCCGATATTATGCTATTTTTGATGTAAGTAATTTTATCTTAGCCCCTACTCCGGATGCTGCCTATACCGCAGAATTGCATTATTATTATCGTCCTGCTTCTCTAACAGCAGGGAGCGATAGTGGGACAACGTGGCTAAGTGAAAATGCTCCTAATGCGTTGCTGTATGGGTGTTTAGTCGAGGCGTACACTTTTATGAAAGGTGATCCAGACTTGTTAAACACGTACAATCAAAGATTTTCGGAAGCTATACTAAGTCTTAAAAACTTTGGAGAGGCAAAAGAAGTGACAGATGACTATACTACTGGTATGATAATTAAACAAAAGCAATGATATGTTAAGTGTTATAACAGAAATACCAAGTGATTTTAAAATTGGTGTTGCAACAACAATAAATAGGGGACACACTCCCGCAGAAGTTGCAAAAATGTGTGCAGATAAGCTCGTTTCTGTATCAGATAACGCTCCTCCTCCCATTAAAGAACAAGCAAATGCCTTTAAAAAGGATATTTTAAATGTTGTGGAACATTATATGAGACAAGCAATTAAAAGCGATAGAGTGACTTTGTATAACAAATTTAAAGAAGCGGGTCACGAAGAACTCGCTAAAGCAATTTTAGGAGATTAGAATGGCGATCAGTCAAGCAATGTGTTCAAGTTTCAAGCAGGAGTTGTTGGTAGGAACACACAATTTTACGGCGAGTTCTGGTAATACTTTCAAATTAGCTTTGTATACATCAAGTGCAACTTTAGGGGCGAGTACTACCGCTTATACTTCTTCTAACGAAGCAAGTGGAACAAACTATTCTGCAACGGGATCGGCTTTGACTTCTGTTACTCCTGTTCTAAGTGGGACTACGGCTATCTGTGATTTTGCGGATTTAACTTTTAGTAATGTAAGTATTACTGCAAGAGGTGCATTGATTTATAATGATACACAAGCAGACAAATCTGTTTGTGTTTTAGACTTTGGGGCGGATAAAACGGCTTCAAGTGGTGATTTTACGATTGTTTTCCCAACGGCTGATGCTAGTAATGCGATTATAAGAATAGCTTAAAATGGCGGAAATAACAGGTTGGGGAAGAGGTACATGGGGCGAAGGAGCATGGGGTACACCCGACCCTGTTGATGTTACAAATGTCGTAGGGACAACAGGATTAGGTAGTGTCACAGTTACAGGAGAAGCTTCTTTTTCTGTGACGGGAGAAGCAAGTACAGGAGTAATTGGAGAAGTTGTTGTTTCTCTGAGTGAATCGGTAAGTGTAACAGGAGTAGTAGGTACAGGGGAGATTAGTTCAGTTATTGTTTGGGGCGAAATTATTCCAGACCAAACACCAAGTTGGTCGGGGGTTTCTCCGAGTCAGTCTCCGAGTTGGGGCGCTGTTTCTCCAAGCCAAACACCAAGTTGGTCAGACATAAACGCATAAGGATAAGAAGATGACAAGTACATACACAACTTTTAACGGTATAGAGAAACCAGCCACAGGAGACAAGTCAGGTACTTGGGGTACTATGGTTAATACTAATATGGACCTTATAGACCAAGCCCTTGATGGATTTATTTCTGTTACAGCGGCAGCTACAGGTTCTACAGGTTCCCCTAATACCCTACCAATTACAGATGGGTCTGTTTCTAATGGTCGAAATAGAATTATTAAGATTGTTGATGGCGGTGATTTAGGTGGCACGGTTTATTATCAAATAACCCCAAATGACGCAGAAAGATATTTCTGGATTGAAAACGCTTTATCAGGGTCGCAATCAATTCTTTTGTTTCAAGGCACATACAATGCCTCAAATGACATAGAAATACCGAATGGTAAAACAAAACTTGTTCGTTCTGATGGAGCAGGTAGTGGTGCAGTTGTTGTAGAAGTTGCGGCTAATCTTGCTGTCACAGGGTCTTATCAAGTCGATAACCTTTTATTAGACGGTAACTCTATTACTTCAACAGATACGAATGGTAACGTCAACATTACCCCTGCGGGTACAGGGGACGTTAATCTTGGTGCTGATACAGTAATGATTGGTGATGATGATGCTGATGCAACATTAACAACTCAGGGTACAGGGGATTTAACTCTTAGTACAAATAGTGGCACAAACTCAGGTACGATTGTAATTGCAGATGCAGCCAACAACGATATTACGCTAACACCGAACGGCACAGGAGACGTTAAACTTGTAGCTGATACAGTGGTTGTTGGAGATTCTGGAGCAACAGCTACCATTACATCTAATGGAACAGGTGATCTAACTCTTAGCACTAATGCAGGAACAGACTCTGGTACAATCACAATAACAGATGCAGCTAATCAAGATATTACTGTTACGCCAAACGGAACAGGGAATGTCAATCTTGTTGCTGACACAGTTGTTGTAGGAGACAGTGGAGCAGCCGCTACGGTTACATCAAACGGTACAGGCGATATAACTATATCAACGAATAGTGGCACAAACTCTGGTGTTATTACAATTACAGATGGTACTAATGGCAACATAGCTATTACACCCAATGGATCAGGCGAAGTTGATATATCTAAAGTGGACATAGCAGCAGGAGCAATAGACGGCACAACAATAGGTGCGTCTTCTGCAACTACAGGAGCTTTTACAACCTTATCTGC